TGGGTTTAAAATTCCACACCTAAAGACAAATCATAACTGGCTTTAATAGCACAATTCCAACATCTGATATCACATTTACTTATAAGCCTGCTAATTTCTTCTTGAGCTTTATGTTTCTTACCGTGTCTTAAATTAAGACTTCTAATTTTTCTATGATGGGGATAGAACATTAAAGCTACTTGCTCACTCTCTCCACAGTACTGACAACTCTTATTAACAAATCTATGGAGGAGGGAATTTCTCCTACCATTGCGTCCATCTTTTTTTGGTTCTACTAACATGATTGTGTATCTCTTTTCTATATTTATATATTTATAATGCACTCCTATGTTAGTTGAAGAACTAATATTTTATAAATAATCTAAGAAAGAATTGAAAAAATTTATATTATACTGAATAAAGTTAATGTAAAGGGCGACTGGCCTGGGAGCATTAAAAAACCTTTAGGGGAGAAATAAAATGGCTGATTTAGTTTCGCCGGGTGTACAAGTAAAGGAAAAAGATTTAACCGCTTCTGTAAGAAGTGAACCAACTAGTATTGGTGCTACTGCTATTACTGCGACATGGGGTCCGATGAATGAAGTCATTACTATTAATGATGAAACCCAATTAGTAGATATTTTTGGTAAGCCTGATGATCTTAACTATGAGTATTGGTTTACTGCTGCTAACTTTTTGGCTTACACAAACACTCTAAGAATAGTAAGAATGGAACAGACAGGTTCTTTGAACTCTGGTGTTACAGGAACTTTTGTTTTAATTCCAAATACTACATCATGGTTGACAGGTGATGGTACAAATGGACCATTTAGTGATGGTTCAGCCGGCTGCGGTATAGTGGCTGCTCGCTATCCTGGAGTAAGAGGAAACAGTCTTAAAGTTTCCTTTTGTTGGGATGCTGCTGGTTATTATGGTAAAGCGGTAACAACGACTGCGGTAGATGGAGCTGCTGGAGATCAGACATTTACTGTTGTTAATGGTGCTCTTTTAAATGTTAATGACATTATTACCATTGGTAATACTACAGGTAATGTAACAAATGTTGCTGTGGAAGTAGCTGAAAAAGGTCAGATGTATAAAGTACTGGCTATTAACACTCATGTTCTTACCATAGAAAGATATCCAGCATCTAATGCAGCAGGTTTGAAAACTGCTGTTGCTGGTGCAACCAATGGTGTAGAGGTTAATAGATACTGGGAATATTTTGATCAGTTTGATGCGGCTCCAGCCACAACAACTTGGTTGAGTGATATTCAAAAGACTAGAGTTACAGGTAATGGCGAGGATGAACTTCATGCTATCGTAGTCGATGCTGATGGTTTATTGACAGGTACGGCAAACACAATACTTGAGAAGTTTGAGAGTGTGTCAAAATTGAAAGGAGCTGTGACTGATAGTGGTGATAATAACTATTATCTTGATGTTTTGTATTTGACATCTGAATGGATTTATTGGATGGATTTTCCAGGTGGTGCAACTAACTGGGGTACAGAAGCTACTGCTACTGTAACCTGTGCCACCGCTACAGTGAGTCCTGAATTTGCTACATTAACAGGTGGTGCGCCTGCTACAACTATTGCGCCCACAGATGGCCAACGCTCAGATGCATTTGATCGTTTTGAAGATCCTGATACAGTAGATTTTAATTTACTGATGACTGGTCCTGCTTCTGTTGATAGTGCAACTTCAACAACATTACCTATCAATAATATTGATATAGTTGAAAAACGTAAAGACTCTGTAGTGTTCATTTCGCCGTATAAAAATGCTGTTGTTAATGTGGTAAATGGATATACACAGACAGCTAATGTTAAAACATACTTTGATTCATTACCTAGTTCATCATATGCAGTATTTGATAGTGGTTATAAAAAGATGTATGATAAGTATAACGATACATTCCGTTGGGTACCTCTTAATGCTGATATCGCTGGTAGTTGTGCTAGAACCGATGCGGTTGAAGATCCATGGTGGTCGCCTGCTGGTTTGAGTCGTGGTCAGATGCGTGGTTCAATCGAACTAGCTTTGAATCCAACTCAAGGAGAGCGTGACATTCTTTATCGTGCTCGTATTAATCCTGTTGTTACATTTGCAGGGGAAGGTACAGTACTTTGGGGTGACAAGACTGCTCTATCACAGAATAGTGCATTTAGTCGTATCAATGTTCGTAGATTGTTTATCACAATCGAAGAGGCAATTGCAAAGGCTGCTCGTACAGTTCTGTTTGAGTTTAACGATACGTTCACAAGAGAACAATTCTTAGGTATGGTAAATCCGTACATGAGAGATGTGCAGGCTCGTCGTGGTGTGACGGACTTTTTAGTCGTCTGTGATGAATCCAATAACACTGGTCAAGTCATAGACAACAATGAGTTCCGTGCAGATGTTTATGTGAAGCCCGCACGTTCAATTAACTTCATAACACTTACTTTTGTTGCTACACGTACTGATGTAAGTTTCAGTGAAGTGGTTGGAAGAGCTTAATAAATTAAGGAGATAAAACAAGATGGCAAATTTAAGTAGTTTTACACAAGCCCTACAGGGTGGCGGAGCCCGTGCTAACCAATTTATGGTTACAATGGGTGGTGCTGGTGCCTCAGGACTTACAGGTAACTTTCATTTCCTATGTCGTTCTGCTCAGGTTCCAGCCTTGACTATTGGTGAAATTGCAGTACCTTATCGTGGTCGTCAGATTTTTCTGGCGGGTGATCGTACATATGATGCATGGACAATAACAGTAATGAATGATCGCAATTATAGTGTTCGTTCATATCTAGAAGCTTGGATGGATGATATGTCTGATATTGGTGGTACAACAAAAGCTAATACATTAAGTTCTGCATCTTATTATGGTAATGCAACAGTAATGCAATTGGATAGAAATAATAATAAAATTCGTACATATAAGTTAGAAGGTGTATGGCCTACAACTTTGGATGCTATTGATCTTTCTTATGATGCCAATGATGCAGTTGAAGAATTTGGTGCAACATTCCGATTTAATTGGATGACAATTGGTGGAGCTGGAGCCGGTGGTACTGGTGGTTCTAGAAGTGGTGCGTCCTTAGAGGTTGGTATTAAATATTCAACAAGTTCAGAGCCAGAAGGAGCAGGAGCCCAGTAACGATAATTAAATTGTGATTATGCTGGTTTTCAATCAGTATAAATAGTTATACTATGGCAGAATTATTTGGATGGGAAGTAAAGAAGAAGAAGAGCGACAAGGCCACAAGCTTTGTCGCTCCTTCGGACGAAGAAGGCACACTAGATATTGCTGGTGGTGCTGGTTTTTTTGGGCAGTACTTATCTTACGATAAGTCTGCTCGTAATGATTATGAATTGGTACGCAAGTACCGACAAACCTCAGAAAACCCTGAGTGCGACCAAGCGATAGAAGATATTATTAATGAAGCCATTACGGCTGATGAAACTGATATCTCTGTTGCAGTCAATCTCGATTGGGTTCCCCTTTCTATGTCTATCAAGAAAAAGATGGACGACGAATTTAAAGAAGTTCTTACTTTACTACAGTGGAAAAAGAAAGGACATGATATCTTTAGGCGGTGGTATATTGATGGAAGAATTTTCTTCCATAAGTTGATTGATGAAAAATCCCCCCGAAAAGGTATATCAGAAGTTCGTTTTATTGATCCTAAATTTATTAAAAAGATACGAGAAATTGAAAAGGATAAGGTGGATGGTGGTGTAGAAATAGTTAAGTCTACTAAAGAGTGGTATGTATATAATGAAGCTGGTGTTTATCCTGCTTTACCCGCTATCGGCGGTACTGCTAATATGCAGGCACAAGGTTTAAGAATTTCTCCTGATGCTATTGCGTATGTACCTTCTGGATTATACAACCCCACAACGAATCAAGTTTATTCTTTATTGCAGAAGGCTATTAAGCCTACTAATCAATTAAGAATGATCGAAGATGCGGTAGTTATCTATCGTATTGCTCGTGCTCCAGAAAGACGTATCTTTTATATTGACGTAGGAAATCTTCCCAAACCTAAAGCCGAGGCATATATGAAAGATATTATGGCTCGATATAGAAATAAAGTTGTTTATGATTCTAATACTGGTGAGATTATG